AAATCGGTAAAAAACGTTGGCAGGCATTGTTTCCCGGTGCTGGATGTATCGATAGATGACGATATCCGCCGAAGCTATAAAGGTGGTGCAGTTCAGGTTCATCCGGGACGGGAAGGCCAGACTGTATATGACGGCGCATCGTTTGACGTAAACAGCATGTATCCATGGGCGATGCTGCAGCCGATGCCGTGCGGGGTGCCGATTTTCTTTGAAGGCAAATATAAACCCGACCTGGATTATCCGCTTTATATCCAGCACATATTATGCGAATTTAAAATTAAGGAAGGCTATATCCCTACGATTCAAATCAAAAATAACCTGTCGTATCAACAAAATAAATATCTGACCGAGAGCGTCGAGCAGACGCATCTGTATTTGACTTCTGTTGACCTTAAGCTGTTCTTTGACCATTATGACGTATATAACTATGAATATATCAACGGCTGGAAATTTCAGGTAGTCTACGATATATTCAAGCCATATGTAGAATACTGGTACGAGATAAAGAAAACGGAAACGGGAGCAAAACGGGCGATTGCGAAGCAGATGCTTAACGCTTTTTATGGAAAAACCGCAAGCCGGGTACATATCAAAAGTAAAATCCCTTATATGGGGGAGGATGATATCGTGCATTATAAATACACCGAGGAAGAGACGAAAAAACCTGTATATACGGCGGTTGCCTCTTTCATCACCAGCTATGGGCGCGACAAGATTTTACGGACAGCGCAGGCATTAGGCGGAACCCGGCCTGATTCGTATTTCTGTTATATGGACACCGATAGTGTTCACACCTGCAATCTAAGCGTAGAAGATGCGGCGAAATATATCGATATCGATCAAACCCGGTTAGGCGCTTTTAAGCTGGAATATACCTGTAAGCGCGCGAAATACATCCGCCAGAAGTGCTATATAGAGGAGCAGGAATTTACCGACGGGACGCAGACATACACAAATTATATACGGAAATGCGCAGGTATGCCGGAAGATGTCAAGGAATGGATCTCTTGGGATGCTTTTAACCTTGGATTTGAATTTGACCCCGAATCGGAAAACCTGCCAAAAGACCTAATTCACAAAATCGCATCAAATGGCGTGGACATCAACAATCATGCGGCGTTTCGGCATGAAGTGGAACGGTATGCCAAATTACAGCCGGTAAACGTGCCCGGCGGCGTAGTACTGAAGCCGATACGATTCAGTATAAAGCCATAAATTTTATTGACAAATCCGCCTGAAAAAGCTATGATGAATACGGGCAGTATTCGCAAGCGGAAAGGTGGTGATGCTGTGGACTGGCATACATTTGTCAAATGGCTGCAGATAGCGGGATCTGCAATCGTAGGAGGGATTAGCTTTTTCGTGGGAGAAATAAACGGGATATTAATAGCGCTGTTAATATTTATGTGTTTGGATATCGTGACCGGGATCACCAAGTCCATTATCAAAAAGACCTTATCATCGTCTGTATCCTTTACTGGACTGTTGAAAAAGGTTTTGATAGTGTTTGTCGTAGGCGTAGCCAACATTATCGATGTTTACGTTCTGGACACCGGGGAGGTAATCCGAAACGCCGTTATTTTCTTTTACATCACAAATGAGCTGATTTCTGTATTTGAAAATGCCGTAGAGTGCGGCGTCCCTATCCCGCAGAAATTAAAGGACGTTCTTGCACTGATAAGCAAGAAAGGAGATTCCGCAGATGGGAATCATGAATCAGCCGATGAATGAAGAGTATAAGGCGCGGCTGGAAGCAATGGAAAAGAATATTGAGACAATCACTGCGGCGCTGCAGGGTATCGACGGCTATAAAGATCAGCTTTCGGCTCTGAATAGCCGGCTGGACGAAATTAAAACCTCTACCGGCGCGAGCATCGATAAGCTTAGAAACGATACGTTTGATGCCCTGAAATGTATTTCGGCCGCAGATCCGCCCGTAAATACCCCGGCGGACACTGACCCCGAAATTCCAGGCATTAACGAGTTCATTATGGCAGAATAGAAAGGAGAAAAAAACAAATGGCTGCAAGTAAACTTAAAAGCGTTTCGGCGCTGACCGCAGACATGCCTGCCTTTCAGAATGTGCTGAGAGCGCAGATGTCTGCATCCTATCAGGACAGGATCCCTGTAGCTACACAGGAAAATCTTGCGCAGACCGCTGTGGCTGTTCTGGAAAATCCCGTATACGCGAACGAATATCTTTCGGCGCTGGTGGATCGTATTTTTTACGCCTACATTCACGAATACTCTCTCAACAATAAGTTTGCCGAGTTCAAGCGCGGCTTCGTGGAGTATGGCCGTACTATGGAAGAGATCGGCGTTGACATTATCAACGCAGAAATGTACGATCCTGAGGTTGCGGAAACTACGGTTTGGAAACGCAACATTCCGCCGGTCTCGGCCATTTTCCACACGATCAACCGTGAAAACTTCTACACGGTCACGCTGGAAAATGAACTGCTGCGGCGTGCGTTTGTGGACGGCAATGCTATGACCCGTCTTGCTAACCAGATCATCAATACGCTGTACAACTCGGACAACTATGATGAATGGCTGATTTTCAAGAATCTGTTCTCAGCGTATAACGCTGCGCAGCTTTTCTACCCGGTTGTCATTACCGAACCGACCAACGCCGACACCGCAAAAAGCTTTATTCAGCAGGTGCGCGCTACGATCACTTCTATCGGCCTGCCGAGCCGGAAATATAACTCGCTCGGCATGATGCGCGACAGCCGGCCGGAAGACCTGGTGCTGTTCATGAAACCCGAGCTTGAAGCGCTTGTCGATGTGGAAGTTCTCGCCGCTGCCTTCAACATGAGTAAAGCCGAGTTCCTTGCCCGGCGTGTGGTGATTGACGATTTCGGCACGGGCACCGATGATATTCAGGCTGTGCTTGTGGACCGTAACTGGTTCGTGCAGTATGACACGGTTTTCCGCACGGAGGAAATTTATAACCCGAAAGGGCTGTACTGGAATATCTTCCTTCACCATCACGGCATTTACAGCACCTCCCGGTTTGCGCCGGCTGTGGCGTTCACGACCAAAGCCTCCAGCGCTGCGACCATTACGTTGAATCCGAGCGCGCCGAGCCTTGCAAAGGGCGCATCGCAGACGTTTAAAGCCGCTGTAGCGGCAACGAGCTCCAGCGGTGACTATGCGCCGCAGAACGTGATCTGGTCTCTGACCGGAAACACCTCGAGCGGCACCACACTGAACCCGTCCGGTCAGCTTGTGATCAGCCCGCATGAAACGGCTAAATCTCTTACTGTCACGGCAACTTCTACCTTCAACAGTGCCACCAAGGGCACCGCAACTGTTACCGTCACCGGCTAAAGTGCGGGGAGGCCGGAGCTATTCCGGCCTCCCCTTAACTTTTGTGAAAGGAGTTAAGACAGATGTCTGATTATCGAGCCGCGCCGACAGCGGGTGCTTATCAAACGCCTGGGCAGCTTTTGCGCGTACCGCTGCGGATTGATGATGAAAACCAAATGTATTTTGCAAACCAGACTGCACAAAATAACTATTTTCAGTCGGTGATTTGGAAGTCGCTTCCGAGC